GGTATGGCGTAGTAAAGCACAGGATAAGAAGCAAGGCAGTGGCCCAGATTTAGAAGATCAAAAAGATATACACATTGATACAACACAACGTATAGTTGCTATGTTGTATAGTAGCCTGTTAGAGAGAGGAGTTTGTGAGGAGCAAGCAAGGATGGTGTTGCCACAAAACACCATGACTGAGTGGTACTGGTCAGGTAGCTTAGATGCCTTCGCTGATATGTGCAATCTTAGGTGTGCAGGTGACACACAACTAGAGACTAGGCTAGTAGCTAATGATATATGTAACAGTATGAAGGAGTTATTCCCTTTGTCATGGTTTGCATTAAGGTTAAATAATGGCAGAGAGCAGCGTGAGCCTTTGACTGAGTATTGCAATGATTAGACCTATGACAGAAGATGAACGCAAGGCAGCACAAGAGCGTGACAAAAACAATAACTGGCGTAAGTGTGTCAGTTGTGGTAATGCAAGTAAGTCTACGTGGTGTTCATTTTGTTTGGAGGAAGAATGATTGAAAAAATAGAATTGCTAAAGAGAGTTCTTAAAGAGGCAGGACTAGATTATGTAATCACACGTAATGGTAATACGGTGCTACAATTAAATGTCTATGTAGGAGATAAATAATGTTTACAGTAGAGTTTGAACCAGATGCAGCAGTTATCACTACGCTAGATCAGAAAGATATGTTCGAGGATGTTGAGCTTGTCATAGGGGATGGCATAGTCACCATACGTCAGTTTGATGAGTGGGATGATGTTTATCAGCTTATTATGATGAGCGAACAGCAACTACAAGACATTCTGGCTGCTTACAACAGTCCAGAGGGTGCTTACAGGCAAGTAGCAAGGAGAGAGAAATGAATGAACTAGGGCAGGGCTTTTTTGGTGGTGTTCTACTTATGTATGTGCTAGCGTTACCTCTTCTGTATTATATGGTTGAACCTGAGGATGCGGAAGCCGATAGCAACGGCCCAATTAAGTTTGCTTTCATGTGGCCTATCTTGGCTATGGAAGTTTTGTATAAGATTCTTGTAGGAGAGAAAGACGATGATGGAACTGGCACTTATTAAGACGTTACTTAACCGTGACTTCTTTAATCAACATAAGGGCAAACGCTGCCCAGATGAGATTTTTACTAAGGATGTACGTAAGATCAAGCAGGCACTAGATGCTGCTATGATAAAGTATGAAGGTGATCTCAACACTTCTGAACTAGAGGCCTTATTCTATGCTCAGAACCAGACAATGACTACAGCAACCAAGACTGCCTATGATGATCTCTTCCGTAAGATTGGTAAAGAGAACATTATAAAAGAAGAGATAGCAGCAGATGTACTAGGTAGGATGTTCCAACAGTGGGTAGGTGAACAGGTTGCTAACATGGGCTTTGACTTTGTGAATGGTACAAAGACAAGCTTGGAACCCTTACGCCGCCTGATGGAAGACTTCAAAGATGATTTTACTCCTAACATGCGCTTTGTGGAGGATGATATTAGTATTGAAGCGCTACTCAGTGCCAATGATCTTCAAACACAGTGGAAGTTCAACATACCCAGCCTAAGTAGGAAGGTTGAAGGCGTTAGCGGCGGTCACTTGTTGTTGGTTGGTGCTAGACCTAATACTGGCAAGACATCTTTTCATGCCTCTCTGATTGCTGGGGCAGGTGGCTGGGCGCATCAGGGTGCTAAGTGCATTGTCCTGTGTAACGAGGAAGCAGTCTCACGAGTAGGAGCACGGTATCTTAGTGCAGCCACAAACATGTCAATGGAAGAGGTGAAGGATAATGTAGCCCTAGCACGTAGTCGCTACGATCCTGTCAAGAAGAATGTCCGTATCAAGGACAGCACCAACAAAGATATGCAGTGGGTAGAGTCCATTGTTAAGCAGGAACGTCCAGACATTCTAATCTTGGATATGGGTGATAAGTTTGCAACTAAGCTGGGTGACAAGTCCGATGTGTACCTAAAGGATGCAGCTATCTATGCACGTAACATTGCCAAGCAGTACGACTGCTGTGTTGTATGGATGTCACAGTTGAGTGCAGTAGCAGAGGGTAAGGTCTACGTAGATCAATCAATGATGGAAGGCTCTAAGACAGGTAAGGCTGCTGAAGCTGACCTCATGGTTTTGATCTCAAAGAACCCTATGGTTGAGGGTGCCGATGAAGAAGATACACAACGCCACTTGAACATAGCCAAGAATAAGCTTAAAGGCGGTTGGCATGGTGTTGTACACTGTGAGTTAGATGGGGCAAGATCACTATATCAAGCCTAGAGGAGAGAGAAACATGAGACTTGTACTAGACGTTGAGAATACAACCAGAAAGCGCAGGGAAAAGCTGCACTTAGACCCCTATGAGGAGGGTAACTTTCTTGTACAGGTAGGTATGCAGAATGCAGATAACGATAAGGAGACACACTTAGTAACACTGGATCATGTTGAGAAGAAAGACACCAGTGGGGCAGGGAGTAAGCTAATCCAGGATGTGCTTGATGCTACTACTCTTTTGATTATGCACCATGCACAGCATGACCTCATGTGGTTGTGGGAGTGTGGCTTCAAGTATGAAGGGGATATATATGACACAATGCTTGCAGAATACATTCTATCACGGGGTCAGAAGCAACCCGTCTCGTTAGGGGCTTGTGCTGAACGTAGAAGGCTAGGCTCTCAGAAGGATGATACTCTCAAGAGATACTTTAAGGAAGGATACAATACCAATGAGATACCTCTCAATGAGCTTTGCTTTTATCTTAGGGCTGATCTCGACACAACTCGTGAGTTGTTCCACTCAATCGAAGCAGACTACGGTGAAAGTGAGTCCACCTCCCTTATTACAATTAGAGACGTTACCTTTAAAGCCTGTAAAACCCTTACTAGAATGTACATGTCTGGAATCAGGGTGGATAAATCAGCCCTTGATGAAGTAAAAGTACAGTATGAGCGTGAGAAGGCAGACATAGAGGATAGGCTGCAGCATAAAGTACGTGAAATCATGGGTGATACACCTATCAATCTTAACTCACCAGAGCAAATGTCTCAGGTTGTATTTTCCCGTAAGGTTAACAACAAGAAAGAATGGGTAGATTTGTTTGAGCATGTCCGTGACAAGAAGGAGTTCAAACAAGCAGTAGAGGCTAACAGTACTATCATCAAGCGTACTAAGGCATTTACATGCCCTACATGCGAGGGTTTAGGTAAAACCTTTAAGATAAAAAAGGATGGTACTAAGTTTGCTAAGCCTAATAAGTGTATAGATTGTGTGGCAAGGGGGTATCAGTTAAAACCTATTAACCACATAGCGGGTCTTGGCTTTGGTGCACCATCTAAGAAGTGGGTCAGTGCCAATGGCTTTAGCACAGGAAAAGATAATCTATCTGTACTCATTGGAACGGCTAAAACAAATAGGATGGATGATGCTGTTCAGTTTCTTACTGACCTTAAGCGTCTTTCTGCTGTTAGTAGCTACCTCTCTAGCTTTGTTGAGGGCATTCAAACATTCACTAGGCTTGATGGCTTCCTGCACGTAGGGCTTACTCAGCATATTACTTCCACTGGACGTTTCAGCGGAAGAAACCCAAATATGCAAAACATGCCAAGAGGAGGTACATTTCCAGTAAAACGTGTATTCATATCCCGTTGGGAGAAGGGTCTGGTTTGTGAGGCTGACTTTGCTCAATTAGAGTTCCGTACCGCAGCATTCCTTGCACAAGACGAGCTTGCTATGGAAGAGATAAACACAGGGTTTGACGTACACAGCTACACTGCAAAGGTTATCACTGATGCAGGCCAGCCAACTTCACGTCAAGAAGGGAAGGAACACACGTTCGCCCCACTATTCGGCGCTACAGGTTATGGTAGAAGCAAGGCTGAAGAGGCTTACTACATTCACTTTACTGAGAAGTATAAGGGTATAGCTGCGTGGCATAAGAGATTGGCTAACGAGGCAGTCAGGTTCAATAAGATTACTAACATATCAGGGAGACAGTATGCTTTTCCTGACGTGAAGCGCAATGCAAGAGGTGGTGTATCACACTTCACCATGATCAAGAACTATCCAGTGCAGGGCTTTGCGACAGGCGATGTAGTCCCTGCTGTGTTGGTAGAAATGGAGACAAGGTTGGATCACTTACAGTCCTGCTTAGTGAACACGGTTCATGACTCAGTTGTTATAGATATCCATCCAGAGGAGAAGGAGGAGGTACTACAGATTATTAATGGAATGAATGAAGGTCTTAACACCTTAATAGAAAATGTTTATGGAATAAAAATGAACGTACCACTACTATTAGAGTCAAAAATCGGGCCTAACTGGCTTGACGTAAAGGATGTGTAGTGTATAACTAAGACTCTTTTTGATGAAACAAGTAAGGAAAAATCATGAGTACAGAATTAACAGAACTATCAGTAACAGGTCACGAAGGCAAGTCATTGGCAGAGCTTATGGGGGTATCAGTAGCCGCCCCTAGCGGCCCAAGCATTGCCCGTCTGAACCTAGTGCAATCACCTATGATGGGTGAAGTAGAAGTAAACGGCAAGAAGCTCCGCACTGAGGTAATTGGTGTCGGTGCATTCAGGATTACTATGGGTGATGATACCTACTACGCAAACAGCGTTAAGTTACGGGTATTCACACAGCGTCAGCAGTGGCAGCGATGGAACGCAGACACTAAAGAGATGGAAAAGTCGGTCTTGGCTAACTCTATCAACAGCGACTTAGCTGACAGTGTTGGTGGCTTTAACTTAGGTCGTCCATCTGGTTACATTGAGGATTGGAATGCTCTTCCAGACAAAACAAAGGACATCATCCGTAGTGTTAAACGTGTGAAGGTTGTTATGGGTGTACTTACAGTGGATAACCCAATGGACGACATGGGTGAACCTGTTGTAGTAGAGTTGAAAGATATGCCTGTTATCTTTGATGTTAAAAATAGAGATAGTCTTAAGTCTTTGGATGCCTCTCTTGGTTTAATACACCGCAAGAACCTTCTTCCTGTCACGTCTAACTTGCATATAGAAGGTGTTGTAGGTGTTCTTCCAAACGGTAATCAGTATGCTTTCTTTAAGTCGTCTGTAGCTAACCAAATTGATATATCTGATGCAGATAGTCAGACACTCCAAAACTTCCTAGAGTTGATATCCTACAACAATACAAAGATTATGGACCTTAATAGGGAGCGTTCCGCATCAGGAATGTCAAAAGAGGATGCTGATCTTGTTGGATCAATCATTGATGTAAATGATGAGGTACCCTTTTAATGGAGCACCCTGCAGAACTTAAAGTTTATAGCTTCTTTCAGAAAGCTGTTGCAGGGCTGACTTCATTCTCAGAGGAGGTGGCCGATAAGGTTGCCTCCGATGTTAAGGCTGCTTTGCTTAAGCAGTTTGATAGCGGTCCACGTGATGCCTTTCGTTTACGTATGTCCAATATAGGACGCCCTAAGTGTCAGCTTTGGTTTGATAAGAATGACCCAGCAGATAAGACACCCTTTCCACCCCACTTCATGATGAACATGATGCTTGGCGATATTGTTGAAGCAGTATTTAAAGGCATTCTAAATGAGGCTGGTGTAGATTTTAAAGACAACGATAAGGTAACCCTTGAGTTAGCCAATGGTCGTAAGATCAACGGTGAGTATGACATGATCATGGATGGTAAGCTTGACGATGTTAAGTCTGCCTCACCTTGGTCTTACACTAATAAGTTTGCTTCCTTTGATACTCTGGCTGATGGAGATGGCTTCGGCTATGTGTCACAGCTTGTGGGCTACGCAGAGGCTGCAGGAGTTGATGTAGGGGGCTGGTGGGTAGTTAACAAAGGCAATGGACAGTTCAAGTATGTAGACGCCTCTATGGTTGATCGCAAGAAAGTCTTAGGTGACATACAAGCTACCGTGGACTTCATTGATAATGATGAACCCTTCGAGCGTTGCTTTCAGCCCATTAAGGAAACATTCTATCGTAAGGAGACAGGAAATTGGGTACTACCAAATGGCTGCAAGTTCTGTAGCTTTAAACATAAGTGTCACACCAATCTTACACCAAGGCCAAGCATTATGAGCAAGGCTAAAAACCCACCTGAGGTAGACTATACGTTTGTTGCAGAGGAATACAATTAAGATGGTAAAGCGCACGTACCAGAGCGGCACTGAACATTATATCCAAAGAACAACCGCAAGGGTACATAACTCTCGCCGTTATCGCAGTGGTCTTGAAGCAGAGACTGCTGCTTTTTTAACTCCAAGACAAGATGCGGTTAAGTATGAGCTTCTAAAGATAGAGTGGGAAGACTTACGCTACCGAAAGTATACTCCTGATTTTGAGTTAGACAACGGCATCATAATTGAGACAAAGGGTATATTCGATAGTGAAGACCGAAGGAAGCATGTTGAAATAAAGAAACAACACCCAGAGTTAGATATAAGGTTTGTATTTAGTAACGCTAATGCAAAGCTGTATAAGGGAGCAAAGAGTAGGTACTTTGAGTGGTGTAATAAGAATAACTTTTATTGGTCAAACAGAGTTATACCTGAGTGCTGGTTGACTGAGCCAGGAATTAGGTCTACTTCAGATATAATTGTAATGAAAACAGAGAGGAAAGACTAATGGGTTATACTTTAGAAGGTAACGAAATGTCTCTCATTGTCAGGCCTGTAATGCAAAATGATGAATGGACAGGTCATGTAGAAACAGGGATTGCTTGTTCCTCAGAGATAGATTTAGACTCTTCTTTACAGGGTACAATGGTTCACTATATTACTCTTATGGCTGCTTTTCTATCATGGGGAAATGATAACCCTGATATTCTTGATGAAGTAATAGCTTTTCGTGATGGACTTTTAGCAGAAAAGGATGGTTGGGATATAGATGGTGATTATGAACAATACCAGACTGATGGTACTAACGTAATAAGATTAAACAGATGGACTAAGACGGAGGGAAGTGCATGAGTAACGATTGCGGTATAGAGGAGATGCCAGAGTTAGGTGAAGCTTTATTTGACTCTGTTGAGAGGCCTGCTCACTATAACATGGGGGGCATTGAATGCATAGACTATCTCAGGCAAGTCCTAGGCTTAGATGGCTTCATTGCTTACTGCCACGGTAACATGATTAAATACCAACATAGGTACAGATATAAGCGTAATCCTGTGGAAGACATGAAGAAGGCAGGCTGGTATTTAAATAAGATGAATGCGGCGCTTGCGGAGAAACACAAATGAGTGTTAAGCAGTTTGGGGTTACCATGCTGGTAACTGTAGGAAAGAACAATAACCTTTTATCCTCATATGAAGATGCACACGAAGATGATATAAGGGATATGATTGTTGATATATTCTATGACGTAGATGACATCGAAGTTAAAAACTTATTAGTGAAGGAGAGATTATGAAACACGACCACGCACAGCTACCATCAAAGCTAACTGCAATAATTAACCGAGAGGAATGCTTAGAGGAGTTTATCTATACATTTAAGGGTTCACTTGACCCACGCTTATGGTTAACTCTCATTGCGGAAGAACTAGACGAAGTTAGGGCTGAGAATATTGGTACGGCTGCTCACCTTAAAGAGATTGCCGATCTTGTATACGTTATTGAAGGCTTTGATACAGTTACTAGTGGTAACTTTCTACAACTTTTTCAGAGTGAAGAAAGTAGTGCATGGATGGATTTAATGGCTGATGCCAATGAAGAAATTGAGAATGCCGAATGCTTCTATCGCTTTGATCGTGTGGAGGATGCATTCCAGCTTGTACACAAGAGCAATATGTCTAAGCTAGACGATGATGGTAATCCTATCTTTCGAGAAGACGGTAAGGTTCTTAAAGGGCCTAACTATAAAGCACCAGACTTAAGTGATTTGGTGAATGAAGTTAATACATTTTATGAGGCTGCACAATGAACAACGCACTACCAACCGACTATCAATCATTTATCCACAAATCACGGTATGCTAAGTATCTTGAGGGTTTAGGCCGTGAGTCATGGGATAATACAGTCACAAGATACATTGATAATGTAATTAGCAAGGTTCTGGGGCCTTTGAGTAGTAAGAACAATGATATGCAACCTGTAATCTATCAGCTTACACAAGCTATCCTTGGCCTAGAGGTTATGCCAAGTATGAGGTCATTGATGACAGCTGGTGCAGCTGCTGACCGTGACAATACTTGCATGTACAACTGCAGCTTCTTACCCGTAGATGACCTTAAGTCCTTCGATGAGGCTATGTTCATCCTCCTCTGTGGTACTGGTGTTGGCTTCAGTGTCGAGCGCCAGTTCATCACTAAGCTCCCAGAGGTGCCTCAACTCTTCCAGAGCGAGACTAGTATCATGGTTAAGGACTCCAAGGAGGGGTGGGCTAAGTCTTTGCGTCAATTAATTGCACTCCTGTATGCTGGTGAAATCCCAACGTGGGATATATCTAAGGTACGCGCTGCTGGTGCACCCCTTAAAACATTTGGCGGTAGAGCATCAGGCCCAGCGCCACTGGTAGACTTGTTTAACTTTACTATCAACACATTCAGAAAAGCGGAAGGCCGTAAGCTTTCATCCATCGAATGTCATGATATTATGTGTAAGATTGGTGAAGTAGTAGTGGTTGGTGGTGTACGCCGATCAGCTATGATCTCATTGTCTAACCTATCAGATGATCGTATGCGTTCAGCTAAGTCAGGCTCATGGTGGGAGAACAATCCTCAACGTGCCTTGGCTAACAACTCTGTGTCATACACTGAGAAACCTGACAGCCTGTCATTCATGAAAGAATGGATGTCCCTTGTAGAGTCTGGTTCTGGTGAGCGTGGCATCTTTAATCGTGAAGCATGTAAGAAACAAGCAGCTAAGAATGGTCGGCGTGACTCTAACTATGACTTTGGAACAAATCCATGTTCGGAGATAATCTTGCGCCCACACGGCCTGTGTAACCTAACAGAGGTAGTAATACGTGCAACAGATACCCTTGATACTATATCAGAAAAGGTACGCCTAGCCACTATCATGGGTACAATTCAGTCTACCTATACTAAAATGCCCTACTTGCGTAAAATCTGGTCAACAAATACTGATGCTGAACGTCTTTTGGGCGTGTCACTGACAGGTATCATGGACAACCCTCTCATGACACTAAAGAACAAAGGATTGGATAAGACCCTTGAACACCTTAAATCTGTTGCCGTTGCTACTAACGCTGAGTGGGCTGAACGCCTTGGTATCCCTGTGTCTGCTGCTATCAGCTGTGTCAAACCTTCAGGCACGGTTTCACAACTGGTTAATTCAAGCAGCGGGATACATGCTCGTCACTCACCCTATTACATTCGTACTGTTCGTGGTGATAATAAAGACCCTGTAACACAATTCATGAAGGATCAAGGTATCCCTAATGAACCTGAGGCATTCAAACCAGATCAGACTACAGTGTTCAGCTTCCCCATGAAGGCACCAGATAATGCAGTGTGTACTGCTGATATGTCTGCCATTGAGCAGCTACAGATGTGGTTAGCCTATCAACGCTCATGGTGCGAACATAAGCCATCAGTAACTATAAATGTTAAAAATGATGAATGGTTTGAAGTAGGTTCTTTTGTATACAAACACTTTGATGAAATGTCTGGGGTATCCTTCCTGCCATTTAATGAGCATACGTACCAGCAAGCACCCTATCAGGATTGTTCTAGGACAGACTATAAGACGCTCTTGTCTATAATGCCAGAGTTTATTGATTGGTCTAAGCTTTCAGAGTATGAGAGTGAGGATAACACTGCAGGTAGTCAGACACTAGCATGCTCTGGTGTCTCATGTGAGATAGTAGATTTAGTATGACCTATGTAGTCTTAGGAACATCTAACTGTGAGTTTTGTACTAAGGCAAAGCACTTGCTACGCAAAGAGGGGGTAGGCTTCACAGCCTACTCTCTTGACTCACCAAGTAGTAAGTGGTTGTTGACACTTATAAAAGAGGCTGGTATGAAAACTGTACCACAAATCTGGGATAGCAGAGGTGCCTACGTAGGTGGCTTTACAGAGTTAATTCAACATTTAGAGAAGGAAACCTAGTGTATGTATTAGTTTTAATAGCTTATATTTCAGGAGAAGTCCCCGTCATTCGAGGCTCTCCTTTTTTATATTCCACATATGCTTCCTGTAATAGGGCAGCAATAAATGTAATAGACCAAGTGTATCAGGGCGTACCTGCCATTATGGAAAACACACCAAAGGTTGTTCACGTATGTGCAAAAGTACCAGAGGAAGCATAATGCCAACACAAGATATATATAAAGAATGCAGGGAATGTAACGCAATACTAACTAAAGATAATTGGGTTACTTCTTTTAGGGAAAGTGACAATAGGTCATGCAAGGATTGTTGGAATAAGCATCATAATAGTAAAACCAATAAGAGGCACAACCCACTTAGCATGTATGTAAATGGTAGGTATATATCTCGTAAGCACCCCTTGTACAAACCTGGAAACTATAAAACTTTTAATGATGCAGCCTTTGAGGGTACTTATAAGTTAGATAACATTAAAGAGGGTTACGTATACGCTATCACTAACAAAGCTTGGCCTGATTGGGTTAAAATAGGCATGGCTATTGATGCAGAAGATAGGCTCAATTCATATCAAACCAGCAGTCCTATGCGTGACTTTGTGTTAGAACATTGTGTTGCATCTAATGAAAGACGCAAGGCAGAGAAGGAAGCCCACACTAGGGTACTACCTTTGTCACTTGACTCCAAAGGTGAGTGGTTTAGAATACCGTTACAACAGGCAATAACAATACTGGATAACTTAAATGAATACGGACACACTAGAGCCACCAAAAAAGCAGACCCGATCCAGAAGGAAGACGACATACAAGGGAGCCTCTTCTAAGCCTATATCAGGTATAGTTCCTAAGACAGTAAATCAAGGAAAGCTTATTGATGCTATTTCTAATAGCAAACAGGTGTTGATCCTTGGCCCAGCTGGTACTGGTAAGACCTACGTTACAGCTACATGTGCAGCAGACTTGTATACTCTCAAAGAGATTGACAAGATTGTTATTACACGACCTCACGTAGCTGTAGGTAAAGACATTGGGTTCCTGCCGGGCACACTTGAAGAGAAGGCTCAGCCTTGGGCATTGCCTGTGCTGGACGTACTGGTTAAACATCTAGGTCGTGGTACTGTTGATACAGGCCTTAAGTCTGGTAACATTGAAGTAGCTACACTGGCACTCATGCGTGGTCGTAGCTTTGATGATGCATTCATTATTGTAGATGAAGCGCAGAACATTGAGATCAGTGAAATCAAGATGCTGTTGACTAGGGTAGGGGAAGGCAGTACTATTGTACTCAATGGTGATATTCAACAGTCTGATCTTAAGGGTACATCTGGCCTAGCAAAGGTCATCCACCTCTCTAAGAAGTACATGTTAGATGCACCAGTAGTTGAGTTTGGTATTGATGATATTGTGCGTAGTGGTATCTGTGCAGAGTGGGTCAAGGTGTTTATGAAGGAAGGCCTGTGAAACTAGAACAAGAAGCCAAGGCGCACGTAGAAGGCACACGCATTAAGTTCTATGATGAGTTAGCTAAGAATACAGAAGAGATTGAATGTTTTATTAACAAGCAACTCTGGACTAGTCATGAAAAAGATAAAGCTCTAGAGCATCTAACTGCCTTCGTGCTTTGGTCTAAACATTGTGCCAAGAAACACGGTATAAGATAACAAAAAGGGGCCGCTTAGTGTGGCCCCTCTTGCTTTACTCCATTGCTAAGTAGTAATTGATTAACGTGGTTATCTTAACATCTTTCTCACGTTGATCCATGTCTGTTTCTTCTTTTATACCATCAATGCTTTCTTCTATTGTCATGCCCTCATATTCCGTTCCTACAGCATATCTCTGAAACATAGGACCCCTAGTCTTACGCTCTGCAGGTCCAATCGCCTGTAAGCGACCTCTAGTCCAGTTTATGTAGTCTCCTTGGTATGTAGGATCAGCTGCAGCAAGAGCCAAATTGTCACGTGCATTCTTACGTGCCAAGCTTACATAATCTTTTATACCCATAACGCCTACGTTTGATGTTACGTCATTGCTCCCTGTAAGAAGTAGTTTCTTTTCTTCTACAGTAGCGGATTGATACAGCGTAGAGTTAATTAGTTTCTTCATCGCATCTAATAGATGGCCCTGCATAGACTGCTCGGCTAGGATAGCGACTGCAGGGTTCTTTTCACGATACGGGTTATATATTTTGAAGGGGTCTAACTGAAGCTTTACCATCTCCCTTTGTAATATATTAGCGCGAGGCTTGCCTGAGATACCCAGTATCTGTTTTAGGAATGGGTTTGTAGCACGTAGAGGCCCTTCACCAAAGATGTCCATACGAATAGCATCATAGCCTTGATCCTTATTTTCTGCATAGTCAAGCTGGAAGGTGGCACGTGTAGAAGACTTAAAGAACTCTAGATAGCCCTCCATCTTCTTAACGTCCATTTTAATACCTGACATTTCATCCAGAGTATTAGCCATAGTGGAGGTATTAAAGTCAGGTAGCTGACGTGTTATACGCTGGTAAGTAGACATTGCCAACTCAAAAGGCCCTGAGGATTCCAACAAGCTCACTGTAGCGTCCCTTGTCTCTGGAAAGTAAGAGGCCCTTGGATCAAGTTGTCCATAGAAGTCCTTTACTACCGCTGCAGGATAAGTGAAGGCACTAAACGTATCCCCCACCCAATCATAGAATGCTTTATTATCCCCTGTCTCTGCCCATCGTATAGCTTTATCTACGGCTGTACCACTTGGTCGGAACTCTGTACCTACGGTGATCTTTAAAATGTCCTTCTTAATCTCGCTATTAGCCTTAACTTCATGCCCACCTTGGATACGAGCTACTAGATTTGCTAGATAGGCATGCATAGCACCTGGCCCTAATGCAGCCTGTGCATCATAAGTCTGACCATCATCTGTTTGACCATTGAACCACTGTAGGTCATTTGCAATGTTATCTTTTTGTACGTTATACAAAGCACCAAACATAGCAGCACCAGTTGCAGCCTTGCCAAACTCTTCATCAGCAATCTTACGTCCTGTACCTAAACGGCGTATAAGAGTTAGACCTGTGTAGTCACTAATAAACTTAGCCTGTGAAGCCATGTACCTTGGAAAAGGTATAAGCAAAGTTAGACCACTCTTGTTGATAGTATCTACAATCTTTTTAGTTATCTTGCTTTCTGCAGAGGAGCCTTTACTGCCAAACTTACGCTGGAAGGTAAACGCTAAGCTTTCATCAAGAGCTTCTGTAAGCATCTCATTTGATATGTTACCTAAACGACCTGCTTCCATCTCTTTGAGCAGACTACTGCCCTTAGCTTTAAACTGTCGATCAAGACTACCAGCTATAACGGCCTTCTTAAACGTGTGGTCTGACATGGTGTTAAGCGTGTTGAACCCTTTACCCATCCTAGCTAGTACAGAGTTTGATACAAGTGAACTCTCTGCCATTGCAGCATCCTGAAATACACGTGATAGTGTCTCTGGTGCATCCTGTCGTAGTATCTTAATCATAGCTTCAGCTACGGCATTGTCCTTAGTAAGGTAGTTAAAGGTATCTACTGTACCTCTGAATGAAGACAAAGCCTCTCTACCACGCCCTGTAAGAAGTCGAAAGATACCAGTATTAACTTGGTCAAGCATATCAATGCCTGTCATAGCTACACCAAAGATATTGTTTCGCATGGTTGTGGCAACCTGAGAAGTCATAAATGCACGTCTAGCTGATTCAACTTCCTTGAAGCCACGCCAAGCCTTACCTGCAATGCCATGCCCTGCATTTGCACCAGCATCCAGAGCTTTTTTAGCTTCTTCAGCATCTACGGTAGACATACCTGAATTATACAGACGTTGTATATCATCAGAAAAAGACTTAGCATCCATAGCACCAACAAGCTTAGCACCGCCCTTTCTAACTAGCTTAGACTGATCAGCCAGTATCTTAGCAGCTTCTGATACTTCTGCTGCATACACTGCAGAAAGCTGGCGGTTACTTAAACCAAAGTCAGCTGCAATCTTAGTAAAGATATCGCTGTTACCATTCTCATCAATAGTCCTAGCAAGCAATTCAGTAATACGCTGCCCTGACTCAGGCTTTACGCCAAGTTGCTTAGATAGTTCAAAAGAGGCAGCAGTAATGCGGCGAAGAGTAGATCGCTCTAAACCTCCTATAAGTCCATCAGGTAATGTTTCACTAAGAATGTCATGCTTTGCTTTCATACCCTCTTTAACAAGTGCAGGGTCAATAGCTTTAAGAAGCCTATCCGTAGTGTATGTCATCCTCTTCTTGCCCTCTGCTGTAGATAGGGCATTCTTAATTGCTTTCTCAGTATTAACGTTAGCTACTTTTAATGCTTCTACATTAGCCTTTCGACCTAAATCAAGGGTATCAACTAGGCGCTTAGCTGCTTTATTACGCCGAGCAGCAGGTACAGCATAAGCAGTTGCACCAATACCTGCACCAAAATACCCAGCCATGGCAACGTTACCCATATTAACATCATAGTCTTCGCCAATCTCTTTACCTGCTGACTGCTTTATACGCTCTAGTCCTAGCTGAGAGCCAGCCGCCATAGAGCCATCAATAGCACCAACCATAACAGATCGTCCGATCAGCTTGTTAGCAACCTTACGTACAGCCTGATGAGCACCAATCTTTGTAGCCTGTACAGCTGCACCACCAGCGCCACCAGTAAATGCACCAGCAGCTACAGAGAGATAGGTGGACGGGGCAGTAAAAATACCTTTAGCGTAGTCGAATACCTTCTCTCCACCACGATCCAGCAGTCCTTCACCTTCTGCATTGTCAAAGCTAAAGAGTAATCGACCATAAGCCTGACGGTCAGCCTCAGGAGCCTGTTCATCATTCACGAAGTACAAATCCTTAGCCATAGTGACTTCATTCATTGTACCCATACGGAAGTGTTCTAGCACCTCATCTACAATATCATCAGGTGTATACTTGCTTAGGTCTTCATTAGTCATTCCCTTACGGTTACTCTTAAGAAATGTTAAAGCGTCTGAAAGAAAATCCCGATCCATCTTTAGATCAGAAACCTTCTTACCCTGCATTTTCTCTGGGGTATAATAGTCCATTGTAGCTCCGATTGTCTTTATTTAGAAGGGAAACGTTTTACAAGTGTTTCAAAAAGATTCTTAGCTTCATAAGACCTTAATTGGCCACTGCTATCTGGGAAGTTCTTTTTAAACCAAGTTTGTGCAGTTTTCTCCGACTTGAATGAGAGGGGGTTCTTCCTGTTCTGTATTAAGGCTTCCAAGAATACATCCTCATATACTTTTATTACAGTACCTTTAGGTCTAATCCAGAACTTATCTTCTGTATCTTCTACAAGTACGGCTGCTTCTATAGCAGGGTCGCGTGGCCCTTTTGTATTAGGTCTAGACACTGTACCAACTCTATCGCTACTGTCAACTGTCTCAACTATAGGCGCTAGTTCAATCGTCTCAGATACAGACTCTGGTTGAGGTGGTAGAAACTGCGTTTCACGCATAAGTGCACCGTCAAAAATCTCTCCTTCTAAACCTGAATCAGCTGCTGTATTCATAGGAAGCGTTTCGGATTGTGCACCACGCTTAGGTTTAACTACAGGTGGTTCACCGCCTATTATATCAAGAAACTGCCTTTTAAGTTCATCTAATGCAACTAGTCTGTTTTTCATATCGGGTCTTGTCATTATCTTTTCTTCAAGTGTCGGACCAGCGAGTACCTTTGCTATGCTAGTAATGGCTGCTAAGGGGTCTTTGACTACCTCAACAACATTACTTATGGCATTATCAACACCCTCATTAACACTGGATTCAAAGGCCTTAAGCGTAGTATTGAAACTTTTTACTTTTTCAAATACTTGCGGAGCTAATCTCTTAGGTAGTTCCCCTGTTCTGTCTATAATAGCCTGATTAAGCTCTTCTGTAGTATTAATATCAAAACTAAGCCCTGACAACCCAGTACCGAGGCCTTTGAAACCTCTTATTCCTCCTGATCCAGGTGCCATCAAGGCTTTAATAACAGGACCAGCACCCGTGACTTCTGCAGCACCCTTACCCGCCTCTATAGCCCTTGCTGAAGATGTTCCAACACCTATAAGGTCTGTTACAACAGAAGCATAGTCTGTCCATGTAACCAGTCCATCTACTGTCTGAACACCTTCATCTGTAAATATCTCATCTTCTAACACACTTTGGACTTCTTCTTGAACTGCAGCAGGTACTTCCATATTAGTTTGTGATTCTACATAATCAGACCAGCCTATCGCAGCAATTTCTGCTGATCTTTGTTTGTAAAACGCACCCTGTTCATCTAGATATCGTGCGACCGCATCAGCATAGCTTCCTTGGTTATCGGAAAGGAGTCCTCTACTAAAGTCTGTAACATTGGAAAGCCCAAAGAAAATACCTGATTGAATCCAAGTCTCCCACTCCATGCCTTTGTTTACTATAGCTGTGGTAGCAATATCAACATACTTTCTAGTCTCCTCTCCTGCCAAGATTGTAGATGTTAGTTGATCTGCTTGGGATGGCATTAAGTAGCTGTTTGTCCAGTTGTCATCTGCTGGGATCATATCCATACCGTAATCAACAGCGGGTACATTAGCCGCTACGGTTTCAACGGTTGCGTCACTACTGCCTTCACCCACCCCTCCTGCTGTTTCAGTAACTACTTCTTCTCCCTTACCCGTTGTTGTAAAGGGTTTAACCCACTTCGTGAACCTAGCTTCCATCAACTCTCTGGATGTAGTATTAAAAGGAAGGTCTTTATTGATACCATTACCTCCATCGGCTGCGTGATTATTCATAATTGTTGTCAAAAGATCATCGGTCTGGAGTTTTCCAGTAGTAGTTGCTGCAGCATCAACTACTGGAGAAGCCTTTGTTTCACTTGGAAAGTATTGGCCTGAAGCACTTCTAAGTGCAGCTTCTGTTGTATCAACTACTTGAGAAGTGGTGACTGCATCAGAAGTTTGTGTTCCTGTACTACTTACTATTGCAGCCTCAACTGCCTTATTGGGGTCTGTACCTGCTAGTACAGCTTCAAATTGAGCTTCAGTAAAGTCACCATCGTTATCCAAAATCAGTTTAGTTATCGTACCATTACTTTCAGCTTTAATGAACTGCTGCAGTTCAAGTGGTGTGTCAATCATTTGGCGCATTTTACTACGTGTATCTGTTCGCATTCCTGCATTACCAAAGCCCATACCATAGCCCTTAAAAGCTAAGTTCCTGTCGATACGTGCCATCGCACTTGCAGCCTTGTCTATTAGAAGACCAGCAGTTGCTTCGGCTGTTACTCCAGAGTCTATTGCACCAAATGCTTCCCCCATCCTTTGATTTAGTGGAGTTATAGCCCCTAAGTCATTTATTAATCCAAACTGTCTACCAAAGTCCCTAATAGTGTTACTAGATACAGTTTTCATGTCTGTAGGTTTGTAATCCTGATCAGGTAATGCCAGAGGGCCAGCGGCTACATCAGGGAATATATCACCCTTGCCTGCTTCTGGACTCCATGCATTAATCTCTGCTGCACTAAAGCCTGCAATCTCCATACCATTAACCAAATCTTCAGCCCTAGCCCTTGGGTTAAACGAGAACATCTGACTCAGTGCTTTACCAAAGGCGTTACGCCTAGATACCTCTGACTTAGGATTGTCACTAGCATCTAGGTTGCCTTGTGTATTGAATGCAATCTGACGTAGAGCTTGCTCCATAGTCATACCCTCAGGTAATAAGGCACTGCTAGGCAGGTTTAGTGTACCCAAGATGGCACTCTTATCAAAACCCAAAGTTGAATTGTTTGCTTTTGCTTGTGCCTGTAGAGCAAACATACTGTCATAAATAGCGTTAATGTCATACTTACTTGCAATGCCTACAAGCTCTGTATCAGTAAAACCAAAATCTGTCTTGAGTTGCTTTGCCTTAGTTACAGTATTATTATAGGCAGTCTGTGCGGCTGCATACTTAGGTGCCTTAGCTTTAGCAGAGTCGATCATCAAATCCTCATACTTCTGCTGCTGCAGTTCACGGTTCTCAATGCCTTTTAGTAACTGATCGCTAAAGCCTTTTGCTTCACCTGCTGCATACGCGCCTCTGATAGCCATGATTAAACTTCCTTCGCCATGATGCCCATAGGCATATCTTCTTGTGTTTCTTCTACTTTTTCAATCTCAGGGGTTTCCATCATGCCATCCTCTGTCTGAGGTGCATCCAAGCCCTCTAAAACATCCTGCTGTAGAGCTACTCCCGGATCAGAAGCATTACCTTTTTCAATAGCTATGTTAAGCTTTACAGCTAGTTTCTGTTTCATGAGGGCTTCTTTTTGTGCATCCATATCATCATAGTCTGTCATAGACATCTTGTAATCTACGCCTACAACATCAGCAATGGTTTGTATCTGTGTAGCAATTACACCCTTCAGTAGAATCTTAGTATCTACAGAATGCATTCCATCCATTACACCACCAGAAAGCATAGCGTTTGTAACAACACTTATAGGGATGCCAATATCTAGCATATCAACTAGCTCATCCATAGTGTCTGGTTCACTAAGACGTTTCATATACATCTCTAGAGCATCCATAGGATCAGCATGCTGAGAAGGCTGCTCCCAAGGAACGTTCTTGGGTTCAGTAGTTAGAGACTGACCAGGAATTGGCCCCTCGAATTGTGTTGGTTTAGTAGCCATTTTATTACCTTACTTTGTAAATCCAGCGCCAAAGTAGAGTCCTACGATAGCTGAAACTATATGTGTGTCTAGGGGTGTAATTACGAAGCCTCTTGCTGCCTGCCACTGTACTGTGCCATCACCACCAAAGAGCCAGTTAAATAGACCACCCTTTACTTCGGTGTAGCCTACAATAACACTGACCTCAGGATACCATACAGCCACCATCTTTGGCAATACTATAATAGCAAATACTGCAGATAGAGCAATGATCCTTCGTGTCCATGCAAAGTGTACGTCTGTCTTGCCGTGCTCTCTGGCATCCTGCATACCAGTAATCATAAGCTTCTGTTGCTCAGCTTTGTTCTTAGTGCTCTGACCCCACATAGACATAACTCCCCCTAGTACGGTGGAGAATAGCATTGTGATTAGTTCTAAAGGTAGGCC